CGACCCTGTCTGCGAGTCGATTCTGCAGCGCGTCAGCGCATTTATCGACCGCAGTGCCAGATGCGACCCGACCCCCTCGCGGGGGCCCCGTCGCATACGGGCCCGTCCTGCGCCGGTAGCGGAGCCGTGCAAGGCTCGTATAGTCACTTCTGGTGAGGTTTATCCTTATCAAAGGGGCTTTTGCCTCCAAAAGTTCTTGCACGGAGTCCTCCGACGACATCGTCTGTTCGAGTACATAGGAAAGCCGGTGAGTCACGGCGAGTGGCCCTTTGACAAAGGCTGCCCCTTCACAGGGGAACTCGCAGGGGTACTCAAGGCCGGTCAGTACTACAACTCGGGGGACTACAAGAACGCGTCCGACAACCTGAATCCACGACTCTCCAGAGCCGCATGGACCGCGATCTCGCGGGTTGTCCGCTTGGACATGGATGGGGCAGCACCCGTCCCTCTGTACGAGACGTCATGGTACTGGGTCGGTTTACAGGCCTTGACGGAACACGATCTTGATTACGATAAGGCGTACCCTAATGCTCCTCAGCTTGCCGAACGGCAGGCGTGGGGACAGTTGATGGGCTCGCCCATGTCGTTCCCGATTCTTAACCTGATCAACGCGGCAGCGACTATAGCGTCCTTAGGCTGGTATGTCCCAAGACGGGACAGGCCCTTGCATCCGACCGGATACCGGAACCCCACAGTCATGGAGGTTGCCGATACCATTGGGCTCCGTACGAATGGCGATGACATCGTCTTTATTACGGATGACTCCGGTTATCGAGCATGGGAGCGCTACGTATGTGCGGCTGGTCTCGAACCATCCCTCGGTAAGAACTACACGAGTCGCGACTTCGCCATTATAAACAGCGAAATGCGGGTCAGGAAGCGTGCGCCTTTGCAGGTCACGGTGACCGACCCGGAGGGTACGGAGCGAGCGCTAGAGCGCCCCTTCGTATGGGAGCCAGTAGGGTTCCTGAACCTCCCACTGCTAATGGGACTTGACGCCAAAGGCACTTACGCAGGACAGTCCATCCTGAATCGAACGTGCTGGTGGCAGATCGGATCGTTAATCCGAACACTCTGCGCCTGGGTCCCAGATGACGTGAGTCGCATAAGAGAAGCAAGGGCTGAGGACTATTATGCAGAAGTCCTTGGTCGGGTGCCCCCGGGGGTCAACTACTACACCCCTGAGAGCCTGGGAGGACTGGGACTCCCCTCCACACCCGATCAGCGCGCCAACATACCGGCTAATAACCGGCAGCGTTCGGCGTGGTTGGCCTGCCTCGATGAACGGACTCGTGCTGCCCAGCTGACCCCACCCGCGCCACGGCGGCCGGACTGGATCAGCTGTCTTACCAAGAAGGC